GTATGTAATTGGTCTTTAGCGACGAGCAAAAAAGTAAAGGGTGAAGATAAAACAGAATGGCACAACATCGTGGCATTTAGTAAAACGGCTGAAATAGCCCAACAATACTTAACTAAAGGTTCTCTAGTTTGTGTTGAAGGTTCTATTACAACAAGCCAATATGAAAAAAATGGCGAAAAACGTTACAGCACACAAATTATCTGTGATAGATTAGAGATGCTAGGCGGTATGAATAATAGCGATAACAAAGATCGCGCGTTAGAACAAAAACCTGGAATCCAGAAAGTAGATATAAGCAACTGGGATCAAGTATCAGATGATTTACCTTTTTAATTATGGAAACAGAATACAAAGTACTACAAAAAATAGGACCCTATGATGGCCCTTATCAGAAAAATTTAGTAACTTATATACTGCTATCTAAAAGCAAAAGAGTAGCATGGCATGAAAAACCTGGAAGAAAGTTCCCTTATAACAAAGGAGACGTTGTTACAGGTATAGCGCTTAAAGGTGAAAATATCGATTATAAAAAATCAAAACCTAAACTAATATTAAAACAATTAAACTTTTATGAAAGAATTTGAAAAAATTAGACACTGGGCTTCTACTAGAGGTATATATGAAAAAGGAGATATTAAAACACAGTTTGTTAAACTTACAGAAGAAGTAGGAGAGCTTGCGAATGGTATATTAAAGAAAAACGAAGAGGATGTTATTGATGCAATTGGTGATATTGTCGTCGTTTTAACTAATTTATCTTACTTAGCTAATAAATACTTTGACCCAAATAGATCTGAATCTTATTACGAGGATGTAGTAGGAGATGGTGGACCTATGATGCATATAAACAATGATGAATGGATAGATATTGAGCATTGTGTAGAAATAGCTTGGGATGAAATAAAAGATAGAAAAGGCAAAATGGATAATGGAACCTTCAAAAAAGCATGATCTATATATGCGTATAGCTGACGCTGTTGCGTTAAGTAGTCACTGTAAAAGAAGCAAAGTTGGTTGTATTATTGTAAAAAATGATAATATTATAGGAATTGGCTACAATGGTACGCCTTCTGGCTTTGAAAATGACTGCGAATGTAATAACACAACTAAAGAAGAGGTTTTACACGCAGAGTCTAATGCAATAACAAAATGTGCTAAAAGCACTATAAGTTCAGACGGTTCTATAATGTATTGTACATTAATGCCTTGTTTTAATTGCGCTAAATTAATAATTCAAAGCGGTATTAAACAAGTTATATACAAAGAAGATTATAGAAATAAATCAGGAATAGAACTATTAACAAAAGCAAATATAGAGGTAAATAAATATGAGTAAATCATTATGCGAAATAGCGCATGAAATAGTAAACGAAAGAAGCGAAGAAAAAGAAAGAGAATACGGCCCTTTTTCTGAAGGAATGGAAAGAGCCGCACATATATTATCAGGATTAATAGGATACGAGGTATACGCCGAGCACATGTACTTAGCGATGATAGCTTTAAAATTAAGTAGAGAATCATATAACCATAAAAAGGATAATTTATTAGACGCGATAGCATATTTACAAGGATTAGAAAATTATTATAATGAAAACAAATAACGCAACAACAGCCTTCGAGTATTATTACGATTTAATTATAAATATCGGCAAATCAAAAAAAGGCACAAAATATTTGAGAAATATTTCATTTACGATGCTAAACCCATTGGATAATGTTATAAGTACAAAGTGGAGGAATTTTAACTCAGATTACGCTGAAAGAGAATGGCAATGGTATTTATCAGCTGATAGAAACATAAGAGCTATGGAGCCTCCTGTGCCTAAGATATGGCAAGATATTAGCGATGATAATGGTGATACATTTTCTAACTATGGTTGGCAGTGGCAAAGATCTAATCAGATCGATTACGTAATAAATGAATTAAGATCTAACCCATTAAGTAGAAGGGCTTGTATTTCGATATACGATGCAAAAGAAAACCAAGATTGGGTAAGAGACGTCCCGTGTACACTTGCTATTTGTTTCTATATAGAAGATGATTCTTTATGCATGAGTGTATACATGCGATCTAATGATCTAGTCTTTGGATTCTGTAATGATCAATACTGTTTTAGTAAGCTGCAAGAGTATATTGCTAAAAAAATTGATAAAAAAATTGGTTATTATCATCACTCTGCTACAGATTTACATATATACGAAAGACACTTTGATCTGAAAAAAAATGGATAAAGGATGGATTAAACTACATAGACAATTCCTTGAGTGGGAATGGTATGACGAGCCAAACTGTTTAAGGGTCTTTATACATTGTTTGCTAAAAGCTAATCACAAAGATAAAAGATATAGAGGCGACGTGATTAAGCGAGGCACTTTTGTTACAAGCTTAGAAATACTTTCATTTGAGTTAAACTTAACTGTACAGCAAATTAGAACTGTTTTTGACAAACTAGAAAGTACCGGGGAGATTAACAGGCAAAGTAACAGACGTGGAACTATTCTAAGTATATGCAATTACAATAGTTACCAGAATGAAGAGTCAAAAAATAACAAACAGGATAACAATGAAATAACAGGAAAACAACAGACGTCTAACAGGAAACTAACAGGTACTAAGAATGAAAAGAATGAAAAGAATGAAAACAATATAATACCCACACTATCTGAAGTAGAAGAATACTTTAAAGAATCTAATAAGATAGATAAAAGCCATGTTAAATTAGAAGCTGAGAATTTTATTAACCATTATGAGTCATTAGACTGGAAGCGTAATCGTAAAAAGATTAAAAACTGGAAGCTACAGGCTTCTACTTGGTCAAATAATTATTTAAAATTCAATATAACAAAAAGAAATGTTCACGATAATCCATTTGATTGATGAAAATACAAATAGCCAATAACAAACAAGACGCTAAGAACTATAGTAGCTCAGGGATAGAATTTGATTACTCAAATGATCTTATGAAACTATTGTACGACTTCCATACCGATATAGGTGCGACTAAGGAATTGCCAACTGATAAAATCAAAGTAAAAGAGTATCTTGTAAGATTACACGAGACTATAACTGTAAAGAATCCACTATATCCAAATGATGTTAACTTTGATATGATATATGGTGTATGGATGATGGCTGTGATATACGAAGAAGCGCCAAGATATGGTAATAATATATCAGCATTAGCAAGGTGCTTTAATGAGTGGTACAAGAAAAATTCAGATCAATTTATTAAATCAAATCAAGATTATATAGTTAGTAAGTATAGGAATATTACAGACTTTAGTAATGTAGAAATCGCACGACTTTACGATGTAGTAGAAATGCTAAATGATGGTGATTTAATTGGTGGTTTGTTTAATACAGGAGGTGCACAATCATTCTTTAAAAGGTTAAAATCTGAGTATATTGCAAGAGGTTTATAATTTTTTTGTATATTATACTTAATTAATCAAGTTTTTTCAAGATGGCACACGGTGGTAAAAGAGCTGGAGCAGGTAGAAAGCCTAAGGCTGATGAAATATCCATGATACAATCTATGGATGCTACATTAGCGCCAATAGAGGTATGGCAAAAATTAGCCCTTAGAGTTAACGAAGGATCTGACACTGCTATTAAGACTTGGTTATCTTATAGATATGGGCAACCTAAACAAAGCGTGGACCATACTACTGACGGAGATAAAATAGAAAGCGTAACGGTGAGAATAATTGAACCATAGCTTTGATGCAAATAAGCTTTATTCATTAACCTATAATAGCAGGAAGCCCTACGTAGTTCATCAAGGTGGTACTTCAAGTGGAAAGACTTATGCTATATTGCAAGTCTTGATAATGAAAGCAGCCACTATGCCTAACCTAGTAATAACAGTGGTAGGCCAGGATATACCTAACTTAAGAGTAGGCGCTTATAGAGACGCTCAAAATATCATATTTAATGATCCATTTTTTACGCAAGAGCTTAAGGATCACAACAAGAGTAATAGGGTTTTTACTTTTAGTACTGGTTCTAAGATTGAGTTTAATTCATATAATGACGAGATAGATGCTAGATCAGGTAAAAGAACTCATTCTTTTTTTAATGAGGCTAATGGTATAGATTACGGCATATTTGAGCAGATCAGTATGCGAACTACCGAGCAAACCATTATAGACTTTAATCCGTCCGCGGCATTCTGGGCACATGAGAGATTACAAAGCAGAGACGATGTTGATTGGTTCGTGTCTACATTTAGAGATAATGCATTTATACAATCTAGTATTAAGCAAAAGATACAAAGCTACGAGCCAACTGATGAGAATATAAAGGCCGGTACAGCTAATCAATACAGATGGCAAGTCTATGGATTAGGAGAGGTAGGTAGGTTAGAAGGCTTAGTATTTCCTAATTTTGAGATCACAAGCGAATGGCCTGAAAATTATAAATGGAGATGTTTTGGTCTTGATTGGGGTTATACAAATGATCCGACAGCTTTAGTAGAGATAAGGTATAATGGTGGCGCATTATACTGGAAAGAACATATTTACCGTAAGCAACTTACCAACCAATATATTAGTCGTTTAATAAAGGAACTAAACATAACTGATGAAATAGTAGCAGATAGTGCTGAGCCTAAAAGTATTGCCGAGTTGCGCAATACAGGTGTTTGGGTAAAGCCCGCTAAGAAAGGAAAGGACTCGATTATGTTTGGAATCCAGTTACTACAAGACTATCCGATCAAAATTCATACTAAAAGCAAAAACGTAATAGAGGAATTTAGTAGCTATACTTGGGCAAAAGATAGAAGCGGCACATCAACAAACAAGCCTATAGATGATTTTAACCACGCTATAGACGCAGGTAGGTATGCAATAATGGACAGAATGAAGAAAAAAACACTAGATATATCACTTGCTTAAAAAATAATTTAAAAAAAGTTTTTTATTATTAAATAAGTTTGTATATTGCTCTTGAACAATTAATAACAAACTACAGAATAATGACAAATACAAAACAAGATTTCGATACAATTTCAGCAAAAGCATATAGCTCTATACAAGATCTAATTGAATATTGCAATAATAATAACGAATCAGAAGAAGCTGCTCTTTTAATGAGTATAAAAATAGAGATGATACGATTCGAGGATCGTATGACTTATGGTGAAAATAAAAATAACAAACCAAACCTTCTACCTTACCAAGGAGTTTAAATAATGAAAGAACAAAAAGTATATTATTATCTTTACAATTTTAGCTCAGGTGGGTGGAATTATGAGGTAACTAGAACAATAGCGGAAGCTAGAAAGCAAGCGAAAAAAAGATTCCCTAATAGCGATATAGATTTAAAAAGCTTTAGAAAAATCTCATACGATAATCTACAATCTTTAATATTTGAAACAAGATAACAAATAACAAGGGCTACTTAGGTAGCCCACTAAAACTACAGAACAATGACACAATCAGAATACAACAAAATGACAAAAGAATTTTTTACCGAATACGAAAAAGACCTAAGAAACTTTTACAAGAACTACAGATATGAAATTTTGTGCGCATGGAAGTCAATGGGCTTTACTCTTGAAATTTGGAAAAACGATAAAGAGTTTAAAATTGCTTTTATAGCAAAAATGAAAATAATGTATGACAAAAACCCCAAATTATTTGAAGTATAAAAAACAAACGGGGGGGGGCTCCGGCCCCCCTTAATTAACAGATAACAAAACCTACAGAACAATGACTGGAACACTTAGAACTATAGAATGCAAAGACTGGAAAGACGAACCCATTACTTATTATGAAATGGATTTAAAATTCCAACACGTTTACCATAACTTTACTTACTTCAGCTTAGAAGGTGAAAGCATGATTGGATTCACAGATCGCATTAGATACGAGGTACGCAAGATGTATGGTAAAGAACTCACATGGGTAGAAGAATGATACAATGCGAATGTTCAGACGAAGAACTAGAGATAAAGGACCTAGAGATAGAAGATAATAGCTTTACGCACCACTTCGGTACGGAATACGACTATGAAGTAGTTTGTCCTAAT